CATGNGCCCGGGCTGAATGAATACGTCAATGCATGCCGTGGGAATAAATACGAAGCAGCAAACTTCAAGCAGCAGGTTGAAAATGATTGTTTAATATTTATCAGAGCCGCTTTAAGGGGCCGAAAACTAAATAGTATAGGCATTGTATTCAAGTGGATTGAAAAGAACCGTCAGCGCGATAAGGACAATATCTGCTTTGCCAAAAAGTTTATATTGGATGCTATGCAAAAAGGGCAGGTGCTCAAAAATGATGGATGGAGTCAGATACATTATTTTCGTGATGAATTTGCGGTAGATAAGGATAGACCAAGAGTTGAGCTTTCGATTGAGGAGGTTGGATGAAATGAAATTTTATGAGTTTAGCAACGATATGCCTTATTACGCATTAATTTGGGCAGAAAATCAAAAACAGGCTTTTGAAAAATATGAAGAAGAAATTTGCGATACTCACGGAACTGGATACGACGAATTAGAAGAAGTGCCAACAATGGATATAGATGATGTTTTTAAAGCTATGGTAAACGGCGGCTTTGACGGTGACAAAGAAGCTATGGCAATCGGGCAGATTGGAGAGCTGTACAAAATCATAACAAGCAAATTGCCACGAGTTGTATTGATGGATGGGAGCTTATAAGTCGGTGGTATTCCAATGCAGTGGGGCAGGAACATGTGAGAAACAGATATATGAGATTGGCTCAAAGGAAAATAATGTGGCAACGAAAAAAGGACGGCAAAAAGCCGTCCATTTCGTGCGTTTATGATGGGGTGAGGCAAATGATGAAATTAAATCAAAAATATATAGAAAAAATCTTTTATAATTATGGTAAAATAAAACAGGCTGTATATGAAGCAAGAAATGATCCCGGAACGGTTAAAACTGGTGGCAATGGAAGTGGACATGCTTTTGTTAGTGATCCAACGTCTATTGCCGCACTGAAACATGCAATGGAGTTAAGAAAAGTTGCTATTGATATGGGGAAGAACCAAGATTCATTAGTGATTTCGAATCCAGAAAAATGGTTAAAGGTTGTGGGCTATACATATGACTATTTCAAAGGGAAAACGACGGCAAATGTTCTTCGGGCTCGGTTTTCTGGTGAGAGCTATGGTGAAACTTGTAATCGTTTGAATATCAGCCGTAATATCTATTACTGTTACTTACAGGAGGGAATGCATTATGCGCAATTGTGTGCAGTGGGGCTGCAGCTTATGGCACCGTTTTAAATAAGGGGAGGATGAAAACATATGAAGAAATGTTTGATAGTTATATTTGCAATAGTATTGTTTTTTGAATATTACTTAAAAAATTTTTTAAATTACCAAGATTTGGATTGTATAATAAAAGCAGTCACTGGTCTTGGTGCTATTGGTACAGCTTGGGGAGTTTATTGGAAATGGAATGATGAAAAAACTAGGCAACTCTATGAAAGAAGATTGCAAGAAGTGTATGCACCTTTTATGAAGTTGTTGATACGACAAGAAACATACAGAAAAGATGCTAAATTGCCCAGTATTGTTAAAGTACTAGAAGATAGAAACATGTCACCTTTTTTTAGGCAGACAACTAGCGTTACAGATAAAAAAACAGGAGATATAATTTCTATAGAAAAATTTTCTATAATAAATGAAGGCTTTTTTGCTATTTTAGATAAAAATAATTTAAGTAAAACAAGCTTGTTAGTAGTTCTAGAAAAATATAGACTTATTTGGGAATTAGCAGAAAAAGCTGAACAAGCTTTAGAAGAAAAATTTAACGGGTATGAAGACAAGCATGCAGATGATCCTAAGCTTAGATGTGCTATTAATAGTAGTGAGGAAGGAAAAGAGTTAATGCGGTTACGCGAGAAAAGACATTCACTGGAAAAAGAGATTTTTGATGAAATTGTTAACGGATATAATGAGTGCATAAAAATACTGAAAATGGATAAACAAAAAATTAATTTTGACGAAGAAAATTTTTGGGAAAATTATTAAATATTTATATGCTACACTAAGAGAAATTGAAGAGTAATACATAAGCCGCTGGCAAATGCTGGGGGCTTTTTCTTATGCCTAAATGCATTGGGCTATATAGGGCCACGGGCGTTCCTCCTGCGCCCTGCGGCATGAAATTTATATAGGAGAGTGATGATATGAATTTGCAAAAACATAAGATACGCGATCCGGCATTCATGCGATGGTTTAGAAAAGCACATAAATGCTGTGAGATATGCGGTAAAGAAGATTGCCTTGAAATAGCACATATTATCAGTAAGGGTGCAGGCGGTCCAGACATGGAGGAAAATGTGATTATGCTTGATGGACCGGCAGCTTTTCAGGCAGGATGTCATGGGGCAAATCATATGGGGAAGATCAGCAAGAAGGAATTATTTGAGGTAGCAGCGCGCCGGATAGGGATAACACCAGAAGAATGTGAAAGGCGAGTACGCAGAAGGATGGGATATAACGTATGAGTGCTAAATTTGAATTACCGCAAAATCCTAGCCCGATGGAGCTTAATCAATCATTGAGTATATGTAGCAATAATATAGCAAGGCTATCTGACTTATGTGCGCAGTATAAAGCAGACACAGCAATCAAGCAAACGGCTCTTAAAAGAGCAATGGCAAAAGCACTGGTCAAGTATTCGGGTGAGAAAAACAGCACGCTTACAAAGGCAATGGCTGAGGTTGATGCTGATGTAATAGCGGCACAGGATGAAGTTGATACAGCTAATGCACTATATTTAGTGTCGCAGGCTGAAATGGATGGATACGATGCTCAATTTATTGCGTTGAGGAAGATTGTTGAGATTAGGAAAATGGAGATTCATGGAGGGATTGGATAACATTTGTAAAATTGTCTACTATGGGCGTATAATTGGCTCAAGGAGATGATTTGTTTGGATTTAATAAAAAAACATTTTATAGGTATATGTATAAAGATTTTTCTTATTTTTTGTACATTTGTTTTAATGTTGATTCTTTTATATTGTATTGATAATGGTTGGGCATATTATTATTTTGATGTGCTGGCGAAATTGTCTCCTGCAGTGGCCGGATTTGCGGCGTATTATATGTGGAGTAAGAACAGAGAAAAAGAGATTAAAGACTTAGAATATAGGCATGATTATTATAAAAAAATTTTAGAAAAGCGAATGAAAGCTTATGAGGCTATAGAAAAAACAGATACACCCTTTTTGCGAAATTTGTCTATAAATAGTGCAAAATATCATTCTTGTTTTAGAAATAAAATAGAAACAAGTAAAGCTCGTTCTGCGTTAAGAGAAGCACTGGACCATGCTATATGGATTAATACACCTATACTTAATGAATTAAGAAATCTCAATAATTGTGTTAGGGAAGTAGCAAAATACAGTGATGATAATAAAAGAAGGTTAGTTGCAATAAAATATTATAGAGAAATAAGAGGACTCCATTTTAAAATAAGAAAATTATTAGCACGTGATATGTTGGACCTAGATAATATTGAAATGTTTTTAAGAAAAAAATATATAAGAGATGATAAAATCACAAATTTCAATAAATTAAAAGATAAAATAAATAGTTTTATAAGTAGCAAATAATATAAAAAAGCATCCTTTGGGGGTGCTTTTTTAATGCCTAAAGGCACTTTATAAAATGATAATAAAAAATATTGGTTATTATTTGTATTTTATAGTTATTGTCGATATTATATAATAGTAGATAAAAAAATAGGGGGTAATTTATTATGTTACAAGTAGCGTTGTCTATAATTTTATTTTGTATGTTTGCTCGCTTAGGGATAAAAAAAATTAATAAATATTGTTCACAAAAAATAATTACAGATAATAATAAAAAGGTTGCTACAATAGCGATTAAAATGCTTTTGGTTTATATGATAGGTTTAATGTTGAGTATACAAATCAATAATGAGTTTTATACCAGAGTATGTAACATTTTACCTAATATTATAACATTTTGCTTTGTATGTATTTTGCAAAATATGGTGGACAAAAAACATTTTATTAGTCAAATGTTAAAATATATATTAGCATTATCTGTTGCTACTGGTATTGCCTATTATATAGGGGGCAACATAATATATTTTCAAATTTTTAAAACTATGCTGATAAGCGGTATGCTTTGGAGTGTTTTGCAGTATTTTGTTAATTGATTAAAAAATCAAAACAAACATAAATAGGCGGTGGTGATTATGTGAGCAATATAAAAGAGGCCGAGAAAGATTATATCGCTGGCCTAAAATATAAAGAGATCGCAGAGAAATATGGTGTCTCTCTCAATACTGTAAAGAGCTGGAAAACTCGATACAGTTGGACTAAAAAAGTGTGCACACAAAAGCAAAAAGGTGTGCATACAAAAAGAGGTGCACCCAAAGGCAGTAAAAACGCTCTTGGCAATCGTGGTGGACATGCACCGCCCGGCAATCATAACGCTGTGACGCATGGATTGTTTGCAAAGATTATTCCCGAAGATGATATAGACCTGCTTACGGAATCCGGCAAGCTTCAGGGGCTTGAGTATGAGTTGCAGGTTGCGAGGTATAAGGTCAATCGGCTGATCCGTGAGCAAGAACAACAGCAAATGCATGGTACTATGGCAAGCAGTGATGGCCCTTTGAGTTACAGTCTTAAAGATGATTTTTATGAGCAGTCGATTCAACGCGGCCTTGATCTGGTACGCAAGATTGAAGCTCAGCTGCAGAAAGAGCGGATAGATAAAGAAAAGCTCGAGATTGAACGAGAAAAGCTGTCTATCCTGCAAGCAAAAGTTAAGGCTGACGATCCTTTGAGTGGCGGTAGTGATACTGAGATTGAGGTGATGCTTACTGATGGGGAAGATTAAACTTAAAATAGACAAACACATTTTCAATGAGTGCTATCTGCCGTATTTGGGGTGCGATAAGCGCACACAAATATATTATGGTGGTTCATCCTCCGGTAAGTCGTATTTCCTTGCTCAGCGTGTCGTGCTTGATATGATTGCGGGCGGGCATAATTACCTTGTGTTGCGTAAGGTTGCGCAGACAGTTCGAAAATCAGTATTCAATGAAATAACTAAGGCGATCTCGTTTTTCAACGTGGGTCGCTTTTTTCATGTCAATAAATCGGACTTTGTTATCACAGGACCAAACGGGTACCAGATTCTTTTCGCTGGGTTGGACGATGTAGAAAAAATCAAGTCCATTACTCCGGCAAAAGGTGTAATTACTGATATTTGGGTAGAAGAAGCGACAGAAGCCGAGTACAAGGACGTGAAACAGCTCAAGAAGCGTCTGCGCGGTCGGTCAAAGGTAAAAAAGCGCATTATCCTGTCGTTTAATCCAGTGTATAAAACACATTGGATTTACAACGAGTGTTTTCAAGGCCGATGGAATGATGCGGGGCATTCTTACGAGGATGATGATTTAAGTATTCTCAAGAGCACATACCGCGATAACAAGTTTCTTACCGAGGGCGATATCAAAGAACTGGAAAACGAGACTGATCCGTATTACAAGGCCGTGTATTCTGACGGTGATTGGGGAGTGTTGGGTAAAGTGATATTTAAGAACTGGAAAACGGAAGATTTAGCAGAGATTGCCAAGACGTTTTCAACGTTTCAAAACGGCCTAGACTTTGGTTATGCAGACGATCCGGCCGCACCAGTACGTTTACATTATGATAGAGCAAAAATGATACTCTATGTGCTTGACGCAAAATACTGTGTAGGTATGACCAACGACTTGCTGGCGGCTGAGGTGCGCAATATGTGCTGTGATGAGGTTGTTACCTGCGATAGCAGTGAGCCTAAGAGCATACAGGAACTACGAAACTATGGTATTACATCGATTCCGGCTATCAAAGGCAAGGATAGCGTCAATTTCGGTATTCAGTGGATGCAGAAATTGCAAATAATCATAGATTACCGTCTGGAAGAGGCTATCAATGAATTCACTGTGTACAAATGGCGCGAGGATAAAGACGGCAATGTGCTGCCTGAGCCTGTAGACAAAGATAATCACATTATTGATGCAATACGATATGCCTTGGAAAATGAAATGGGCTGGACTGGCAACCGACAGAAAAACGTAAAAATGCCAATGGCAGGAGCATTGTAATGGTTGTATCAAAAAAATGCAAAAGAGAAAAAAATGATAGGCGGTGAGATCATTTGCCAAAAGAAAAAAAGAAACAACAATTGAGTGATGCTAAACGTGAGCTGATTGTATCTAAGTTGCAACAGGATATAGATGCTGCCAATCACTACTATGAGGATGAAATCGAGCCGAAAGTTATTGAGCGGTACGATATTTACCGTGCTTCACCGGAATTTTATAAGAAGAAGTTTCCGAAGCTCAGTAAGCGATCTGATTTAGTCAGCACGGATGTGGCAGATACAATTGAAAGTACGATGCCGTCTATGATGAAAACATTCTTCGGCAGTACGGATGTGGTAACAATCCAAGGGGCTGACGGTGGTGATGATGATGACCAGCGTGCCGAAAAAATGCAGGACCTCATTAACTATCAGCTTGAAAAGAATAAGTTTTTTATGACATTCTACCAATGGGTAAAGGATTCATTAATCACTAATCTTGGGATCATCAAAGTGGACTGGCAGCGCGAGTATAAGACAGCGCAGCAGAGCATAGCCTTATCACCGGAAGCATACCAAGAGTTTGCTCAGGACAAAGAAGTCAAGATTATATCTGTAGAACCGGACCCAGCAATGGGCTCTTTTTTGGTTATATTCGAGGGACCGTTACTCAGCAAGAATCAGCCGCGCATCATGAATATATTGGCCAGTGAGTTTCGGTTTTCACCGGATGCAACGAATCTCAATGATGCTGATTTTGTGGCACATCGTAAAATCGTCAATATTGACTATCTTCGTAAACAGCAAACAGCTGGGCTATATGAGAATGTTGAAACATTGGCTGATAAAGCACAGCCGCCCGGCTACACTATATTGGATGAGCAAAATAATGACAATATAAGCGATGTGGTTAATAACACTGACAGCGGTCGAAAAAAAGTTGAGCTGTACGAGTGCTATGTATCAATCAACATGAGCGACGATCCGGACGGTACGCTCACACCGATGATTATTACCGTGAGCAATGGTGTTGTTTTGCGGATAGAAGAAAATACCTATGAACGGCACCCGTTTTTTACGCTATCGCCTCGTATGGACCCGCACAAGATTTGGCCAGAACAGGGATTTGTTGATCTTATTGCACAGCTGCAGCATAGCAAAACAGCAATTATGCGGCAGATGATCTATAATTTAGCACTCAATAATGATTCCAAGATTGGTGTTGATATTACTGGTCTTGTTGATATCAATGATCTTATTGAAGGTGCACAAGTTATTCGGTTCAACAAACCACTGGCTCAATGTATGCAGCCAGTACCGGCAACAGCACTGCAAAGCTGGACCTTCAATATGCTCGAATATCTTGATCAGCAACGTGAGGACCGCACCGGTATTACAAAGTACAATCAAGGCAATGACAGTGACAGCCTCAATAAGACTGCTACAGGTATTAATATTATCACACAGCAAGCTAATCAGCGGCTTGAACTCATTGCAAGGATCTTTGCTGAAACGGGTATGAGCGATTTGTTTCGTTTCTTAATCAAACTCAATCAGATGTTCATTGATGAAGAAACCGTTATTAGACTCACGAATGGACCTATGACAATCAAACCTGACGATTTAACTGGTGACTTCGATTTGGTGGTTAATGCCGGTATGGGTTCCGGAGCTAAGCAGACAAATCTCCAAAACCTGCAAATGCTGCAAGGCATTATTACGCAGTTAGCGGGTGTGGGTATGGCAGGGCCGGAACAGTTCTACAATGTTGCAAAGCGTATGATTGAGGAAATTGGTTATAAGAATGTAGATGATTTTGTTATCTCACCAGATAAGATGCAACAGCAGCAGCCGGAAGCGGATGATCAAGTAAGCGAATCAATTCGGGCGGCAATCACGGATGCACCTTGGCAGGTACAAATGGAATACTGGCAAAAGAAGGGCTATCAAGTTACACCGGAAATGTTCACAGAACAGGCAGCAACTAGTGTGCTCAAGACCGCAGCTGATGCTCATGCAAAGGCTGACGCGATAAGGGGGAATATGAATGGACGAGAAACAGGAACTCCACTTAAACCAACAGGTAACAGTAGGGAACAGGGCAGAGGATTCGTTGGAAATCCTCAAACCTCTGCTAGACAAACAGCGTCAGGAAATATATCAGCAACTGGAGGACAGGAACAACAGGTCGGGGGTATTCCTCAAATGTCAGTTAATAGTCCTTCGACAAATCCAACAGGACTTGGAGAATGACATTGCAACCGGAAAGATGGCAAGAAAAACTCTACGAGATAAAAACTGAAAGGTGGTGATCCATATCTAAGGCAGGTTAATACCCTGCTGTTTTTATATCTAAATTTGAAGGAGTTGACCAATATGAACCAAGTCAAAGAGCCGTTCAGTTTTGATTTACAAATGTTTGCCGATGAAGGGGGAGCACCTGCTACAGAACCAGAGCCAACGTCAACGACAACGACAGAAACACACCCACAGTCAACAGAACAACCAGCAGAAACTCCACCACAAAGCAAACCTACTGAAACCGAACAGGATAGCCCTATTGATTATTCCGATCTCGGCAAAGCCAAAAATCCAACTGATCAGCTTGCTTTTCTCAAAGAGCATGGTTTTATTGGCAAAGAAGAAACACCTGTAACACCGCCAGAAGCTGAAAACACAACAGTTGAAGAACCGCCAGCTAAAGATGGTCAAGCCACAGAGCAGCCAACTGTCACCGATGAGCCAATGATTGAAATTAAGGTTAATGGCGAAATCAAGAAAGTTAAACAAAGTGAGGCTGTTGAGCTTGCACAGAAGGGACTTGACTATGCACGCAAAACGCAGGAACTAGCTGATCAGCGTCGGCAGCTGGATATTCTTTTGCAGGAGCAGATTACTCAGCAAGCCAAACAACAAACAGCGCAGCCACAAAA